AGAGGGATGTCACGAAGGACGACCTTGTACAGAGTAAGGCAATATTTGATCAAGCGAAAAAGTTTAGGCAATCAATTATGGACGGTGCAGTAAAAGCTGTTGATGAAACTGGAATTTCCGACGAAATTCCTATCTAACTGCTCATATCAACAGTTTGTTGGGGGTGTGGGTGACTTTAATCCTTTTTTGTCTGACTGCCCCACATCCCCTTCTTTTAAACCATGTCAAATGTAATCAAATTTATGGATGCTTTCCGTGGTTCAAATGAAGCACACGGACAAACCACTGTAGGGTCTGTTGGTCGAAATGGTAAGACAGAGGCTAATAGTCGGGTGGTTCGTGAGCCGTTGACCGAAGAGCTTGTTAAGAATCACCTTGAGGGAAAACATGGAGTCGGGGCGATCCCGATCACTAGAGAGAACGAGTGTTACTTCGGGGCGATTGATATAGATCAGTACGACCTAGATCATAAAGGATTAATCAAAAAAATATTAGAATTTAAATTGCCCCTGGTCGTGTGTCGATCAAAGTCGGGGGGTGCACATTTATTTTGTTTTTTAAAAGAACCGGCACAAGCAAAGATTTTTAGAGAATATCTTACAGAGATAGCTAGTGCTTTAGGCTATGCCAAGGCAGAAATATTTCCTAAACAAGATACTATTCTGTCAGAAAGAGGTGATGTAGGAAATTTTATTAACCTACCTTACTTCAAAGCAGAACAAACCATGCGGTATGCTTTTAACGAAAAGGGTCAAGCTATTAGTTTAGAGGAGTTTTTAGCGGTTGTAGAGAAAACAAGAACTTTAATATCTGATTTAGAAAGTATTAAGTATGGGGATAGTCGAGAGTTATTTACGGACGGGCCGCCTTGTTTACAGAACTACATTGCATCGGGCGGTGTAACAGCAAATAGAAACATTTTTTTGTCTCAGTGTGCTCCGTATTGTAAGGGTAAATATTCTGACAATTGGAAAGGTTCTCTGGAGGAAATAAACCAAAGGCACTGCTCTCCACCCCTGCCTGCCAGTGAATTGGTTAGCTTACAGACTCAGTATCAAAAGAAGGACTACTTCTATCAGTGTAACATCGAGCCTAACGCATCTTTTTGTAATAAGGAATTATGTAAATCTAGGAAGTTTGGTGTAGGAGCAAAATCTGATCACGCTGCTGATCTTAGTGGACTAACAATTATGCTATCTGACCCCAAGCTTGTGTTTCTTGATGTAAATGGTGGCAGATTAGAGATAACAATGGATCACCTACAGAACCAACATTTGTTTCAGAAAGCGTGTATGGAACAATTGATGATGATGCCATCAAAGATGAAAGAGGTGGATTGGGTAAACAAAGTTAATGAAATGCTAAAAAAGGCTGTCCAGTTAGAAGTGCCACGAGAACTTACAGTGGATGGACAGTTTTATGATTTATTGGAAATGTTTTGTACGAGCCGTATCAAAGCACAATCGTCTGAGGAACTTCTTATGGGTAAGCCGTGGACGGAGGGCGGTAAAACAATGTTTATGATTAACGGACTCATGGAGTTTTTACGTCAGAGAAACTTTGGATCATTTACACGAGCACAGATACAAGAGCGATTAAAAAAGCTAAACGATGACACAGATTGCAACGGTCATAAGAGCATCCGTAAACCCGATGGATCAAGGTCAACGATTAGAGTATGGTGGATACCTGCATATGAGGGTGTCGAGCAAAAAACAGAGGTAGCAGAGAATGACATACCCTTCTGAGTTAATACTAGGTCCTCCAGGGTGCGGTAAGACACATACCCTCATTGAGATCGTCAGAGACGCTCTCTCACGGGGTGTAGAACCCGATAGGATTGGTTATGTATCTTTTACTAAGAAAGCCGTCACAGAGGCTATAGAGAGGGCGGGATCGGCATTTAATCTTACACCCAAGAGCCTACCCTATTTTAGGACGCTTCATTCTCTTGGATACAATGGTCTAGGTCTGTCACAATCAGACTTGATGGCTCGTGAGGATTGGAGAGAGTTCTCTCGAATGATGGGCATGAACTTTGATGGAATCATAGCCAGTGATGCTGATGATGGATTAATACTACCACAAGGTAAGGATCACGACAGATATCTACGTATGGTGGACAGAGCTGCTCTTCGATGCGTTACTCTTGGAGAAGAATATAACGATCAACGAAACTATGATTTAGACTTCTTTATGCTTTTTAAAATATGGAGAGAATTACAAAAGTATAAGTCGGAATATGGTAAGGTATCGTTCACAGATATGATTTCGGGTTATGTTAAACAAGGGACTGCCCCAAAGCTTGAAATACTCATAGTTGATGAAGCACAAGACCTCGTTCCGTTACAATGGAAGATGGTAGAACTACTTGCACAAAATTCAGACAAAACATACTTTGCAGGGGATGATGACCAGGCGATTCATAGGTGGGCAGGTGTTGATGTTAATTTATTTATGAACTGCTCACAAAATGTTCGTGTATTAAAGAAAAGTTATAGGCTACCACGGTCTGCATATAACTTGGCTAACTCCGTGGTTAAACGCATTCATAACAGAAAACAAAAGGCTTTTGATCCGATGGATCGTGAGGGCACCGTTAATTTTCATATGGACACACATAATCTAGACATGAGCCAAGGTTCGTGGACTTTGATGTCTCGAACTAATTCTTTTGCTCGTGATGTTGCAACAGACCTACGGGATCAAGGTTTATTCTATGAGATCAAAGGCTATCCAAGTGTAAAATTAGAGATAGCGGAAGCTATGAGGATATGGGAGGGATTGCAAAGAGGAGATTCAATAGGACTTCATGAGGTTAAACAGTTGTATCAGTTGGCACCTAAGTCTGGAGACGGAGCCGTAATTAAACGGGGTATGAAACAGTTGTTAGAGGTAGAACCCGTAGACAGCACTTATACATATGATAGTCTGGTTAAAAACTTTGGTCTTTTAGCAGACAAAAATATTGAGGCTTTAGATATGCTCCGTTTAGGTGTAGATGAAAAACATTATATTCGTGCTTTGCGTAGACGGGGAGAAGTGCTTACAGAACGACCACGGTTAAAGGTATCTACGTTTCATGCTATGAAAGGGGGAGAAGATGAGAACGTAGTGGTGCATCTTGACTCAACTAAGGTATGCGTTACGAATCAAGATCAAGATGATGAGCATCGAGTCTTTTATGTAGGATTAACAAGAGTAAAAGAAAACCTCCACATAATAGAGTCACAGAAAAAATACAGGTATGAAATATAATGATAAAAAGAAAAGACATATTAGAGAGAGCAGGTGATCTAATATCTAGCGAACGAGCTAAGATATACGGAGATGCACAACTAAATCATGAACGTATTGCACAGCTTTGGTCAGTTATTTTAGATCAAAAGCTTACGGTGGAACAAGTGTACCAGTGTATGATTGCGGTAAAGATGTCGAGGTTGATTAACTCACCCAAACATTTAGATTCGTGGATTGACATCGTTGGTTACGCAGCCCTTGCAGGAGAGGACAATGAGTGGGGGGAAGACGATGGTGAAGGATAAGAAAGACAACAGCACTATAAGTTTTGAAGAACGTATGATGATGGATGTTCTGGATGTTAACTGGAATATACCACCAGAGTTTCCAGATCTAACAAATTGTAGACAGATAGCCGTAGACTTGGAAACCAGAGATCCGAACATACGAGACAAAGGTCCAGGGTGGGCACGAAAAGACGGAGAGATCATAGGTATTGCTGTAGCCACGGGGGATTATCAAGGATACTTTCCGATTCGACATGCTAACGGTCATAATCTTGATCCTAATATGACTTTGAAATGGTTTAAGGATCAGATGAACACCCCTCATATAGATAAGATTATGCACAACGCAACGTATGATGCGGGATGGTTAAGAGCCGAGGGTATCGAGGTTAAGGGTACGATCATAGATACAATGGTTGCTGCTCCTTTGGTCAATGAGAATAGATTCAGTTATAGCCTAAATAATCTGGGTCGAGATTACATAGACATGCGTAAAGACGAAAAAATGTTGAGAGCTGCAGCAAAGGACTTTGGCGTGGATCCAAAGAGCGAGATGTGGCGACTACCTGCAAAGTTTGTAGGACCTTATGCCGAACAAGACGCTATCATGACTCTTAAACTGTGGGATCGATTGCGTATAGAAATAGATATGCAAGAGTTAAACACTGTGTTTGGTTTGGAGACTAAGCTTATACCTATACTGCTTGATATGAAGACAAATGGTGTACGAGTTGATTTAGACAAAGCAGAGCAAGCCAAGCAAACACTCAAGGCTCGTATAAAAAAATTAAAAAAGTTTATAAAAGACAAAACGTCCGTGGATATAGAACCGTGGGCAAATGCGTCCGTAGAGAGCGTATTTAAGGCACTGAACCTTAACTACCCCAAAACAGAACTTGGGGCACCTTCTTTCACAAAGCAGTTCCTACAAGCTCATCCTAACGAGGTTGCCCAGGCTATTGTTAAATTACGCGAGGCAGATAAAGCCGACAGCACGTTTATTGACAGCATACTTAAACATGAATATAAGGGACGAATTCACTGTGAGTTCCATCAATTGAGATCCGATGATGGGGGGACTGTCACGGGTAGGTTCTCGTCGTCGAATCCAAATCTGCAACAGATACCTGCTCGTGATCCAGATATCAAAAAATTAATTCGTGGGTTATTTGTACCCGAAGAAGGTCAGAAGTGGGGTAGCTTTGACTATTCCTCCCAGGAACCAAGGTTACTAGTACATTATTGTTCTGTTATGGGACGTGGTGACAGACATCCTATGATTCGGGAGGTGGTTGATGAATATCATAAGGGGGATCCAGACTTTCATCAAATGGTTGCTGATTTAGCGGGTATTTCTAGAAAAGAAGCAAAAACCGTAAATTTAGGAATTATGTACGGAATGGGCGTTGCAAAGCTAGGTGCTCAGTTAAATCTTAGCACGGAAGAGGCAAAGTCTCTAATGGCAAAATATCATGAGCGTGTGCCTTTTGTGAAAACACTAGCTGATAGGATGATGCAGAGAGCATCTGTAAACGGAAAGATTCGAACAATAGCGGGTCGCTTATGCCGATTTGATTTATGGGAGCCTAAAACTTTTGGGTACAACAAGCCTATGAAACATGACGATGCGGAGAGAGAGTACGGGCCACAAATTCGTAGAGCGTTTACATACAAAGCACTTAATAAATTAATCCAAGGTTCGGCTGCTGACCAAACTAAGAAAGCAATGGTGGATTGTTATGAAGAGGGTCTTGTTCCCTTAATTACAGTGCACGATGAACTATGTTTTTCCGTCGAGAGCGACATACAAGCACAGAAGATTAAAAATATTATGGAGACGGGATTAGAGTTAGCCGTGCCTAGTAAGGTTGACCAGGATCTTCAACTTAATTGGGGAGACGTGGAGTAATCGCTGATGTACCCGCTAATCTCTGAGCCAGTGCTTGTGTCGCGGGATCTGGGTTTATGATTGGATTTGTCGGATCAATTCTTGTTGCTGTTCCTGCAACGGGAGGAGTAACATTTGGCACCGTTGTTTGTTGCTGATTATCTTGTGGTAAGGCACTAGGAATTGGTAAAGCAGAGGCTGCTCTTGTTCCTTCTTCAAAGGCGGGTTTTATGGCTGTCTGAGTCACCACTTGAGAACTTATAGTATTTAAACTTTGCAAGGCTTGCCCTATGGCATCCTCTCCTGGTCTCCTACTTGATAATAATACGTTCATAACTGCGGGTGTTCGTAACGCTGTAGACATAGTTTTGTAAAAAGCTAACGCACTTATGGTTGCAATAGGAGCGGTCATTAATCCAAAGATGGATAAACCAAGAGCGATAGTTGGAGCAGCCAATCCACCTTTACCTTTTATGGGTTGATCTGAAGCTCTAACCATAATCTCAGATAATTTGTAGAGATCGTTTGTTTGTTGTCTTCCAAACATGGCTTCTAAAGTATCTCGACCGTATCCATCTAATGATGTTTTTAATTTACCTCCAAGAGATCCAGATAAAAATTTATCTGCAAACTGTGCATCCTCTACATCCCCTAGGGATCGTAGAACTCTACCCATAGCAGCATCTTGAACATCTTTAATTATTTGTTGATGAGGTGTTCTGTTTGTTACGGGATCAACAGAGAAGGGATTATCTTCAAAAGGCTTTACTCTTATTGTTCTATTTTGACCAGGAACTTCTAACTCAATGTCGTTCTTCATGAAAGCTCTGATCATGGACGCATCTTGTTTGTTGAAGATAGTTTGAGCTATCTTACTAGCTTTTTTACCTCTAAGAGCAGATAGGTATTCGTCTTTATTAACAGTTTGTATTCTGTCGGTAGCATCTTTTACGCCCTTAACAGCTTGTGCCAAAGGACTTGCAGCGAAAGTTTCAATAACTTCTGGATCAATTTCTTTTCCAGTGGCTCTTAATAAGGTCGTTAATTCGTCTACTGTTTGTGTATCCTTTCCAAATAAAACAGCTTTTTTATCGCCTAGATCGTCAATCGCATTAGCTATTTTAATTCCATCAAAGACTCGTTTACCCTCTATAGTATTCATTACTTTTTTATCTTTTAACAAATTGGACACCCAAGCGGAGGCTAATCGCTGTCTTAGTCGTTCACCTTGAAGACCCGCCCCTACACGTTGACCAGTGTCTGGATCTATTTCTCCTCCTAGCTCAGTATCTCTAGCTGCTTTGGTTTTTCTTCCTTCCTTTATCGCTTCAAATAAAACTTTGTTTTTATTGTTGCTTGGCAGGGCTGCATATGCAGCTTCGGCTTCATCAAGTGGAATATCTTCACCTGCATATCGAACCATGATGGGCTTTTCTCGTAAGCCCAACTCTCTCATAATATTTACGGGAACGCCTTTTCTAGCTAAGAATAATTGTCTTAAATCCTCTGCATCTGCTTTATCAATAACATTTGTTAAAAGTTGATCATCTTTCTTAATTCTGCCTCTTTTCGTTTGTTGTATGAGACTCATAACAACGGGTTGATTTAGTCGTTTAAAACCCTCGGCATAAAGTTTTTGTGTGCTACTTAGTAACTCTAAACCTTTTGCTAAATCTTCTATGTTCGCTAAACCTCCACCAAAGTCAGCCAAAAATCTATCTACTCCTAGCTGTCCTAACATGTTTGGTGACAAAGGTTGCTCTTGTTGACCTTTTAAAGTGTCAATTGATTTTCTTAAAATACCTCGAGCATCAAAGAACGCTTCATCTACAGTCTTTCTAATCTTTGAAAAATTTACACCAGGAACACCTGTATATTCCATATTGGTTAAAGCTGTTCTTATCCTATTTGCATCAGATGGTGTTAAAAACATCTCTCTTTGTATATCTTCATTCGTAAAGTCATCGCCTAAAGTACCTCTTCTTGAAGCAATTAACCTTTTTCTTGCCTCCTCTTCAGCGTTATCAATAATTTGTTTAATCTTACTTTGTCGTATTTCTTTTTCTACTTTTGTATCTGCTGCATCAAGAGCGTCATCAACAACTTTTTTTAATCTGCCTGCGGGTATTATCTGTTGTCCTTGTCCTAGTAACGAGTCCACTCGTAAATACAAATCATCTATGGCTTCTGAAAATAAAGCTTTTGACGCAATAAGTCCTCTTACTTCTTTAAGACCAAGGTTCTCACCGGCTCGTAAAGGTTTTATAAGCTTTCTAACTTCTCTCTCTATTTCGTTATTTTTTATTTTCTGAGCATTTTTCAAAAGCTCATCACTTTCTGTGTAAATTTTTTCTATATCTTTTTTTATAACTTTTCCAAGATTTTCTATCGCTTCATCACTGACACCGCCTAACTCTGTTTGAGATACTCTCTTAAGTTCAGCCATCAAAGCTTTTACGTTTGTTTCTGCTGCTTTTTGATTAGGAGATATTCCTTCATAAATAGCTTGAAGACGTGTTAATACACCAAAAGTCCCTGGTGCTCCTCCTTCCACAGTAGGTCGGAATCCTTTCTCCAGTAGTTCACGCCCACTGGCTTTGGCTTCTTCCGCTTGTTTAGACGCACTGCCCTTAAAAAGCCGTCCAAGTGCTCCCGATACGAATCTTCCTAAACCTTCTCCAAAGGCTCCAAAAACACCCTCTACGACGGCTGCTTTACCTATTTCGCCTACGCTCTCTCTTTGATACCCTTGAGCCGTTTCAAAAGCTTCATCTAACAGTTTACCCACGCCCATTGAAACACCAACAGCCGCCATAGCAGGCACAGTCCCAATACCTCCAGTTAATAAACTAGCACCAATACCCACAGTTAGAGGCACACCCGACTGTCCTATAAAATCAGCAACATCGTATCGACTAATGCCTTTCTCATCTATTGCTATCTCTGGACCTTCGGGTAAGTTTAGTCGTTCTCTACCAACTTTTGTCAGTATAAAACGACCTTTTTCATCTAATCTAAAACCATTTGATCCTACTTGAGCCGTTAGATAAGCAGCTCTTTCTTCTGTAGTTTCTTTGTTAGCAAGACCTGCTCTAATACGAAAGTTTCTAAGACCAGACACATAGTCAACACCAACCTCTTCCGTTGGATCTCTTTCTATTTTTTCACCCGTTGCTGGATCAATACCAAGAGCTTCTCTTTGTTTGACATACTCTTGCACTTCTTCAAAAGAAGCTGTGGCAAGGTCTATATCTGTCTCAACTTGTGCTTGTTTACCGCCAGAAAAAAACGTGTTGTATAAAGCTGTTTGCTCCTCTTGTGTAGGCTCTTCACCTTCAATCTCGACATCAACGATGCCTTGAGGAGTTTCTACTTTAATGATTCCCATTGTTATCCTCTAAACAATTTAAACACATCACCCTCTTTTTTAAAGTATGGGTCTTGTTGTCCTCTAAATCCTTTTCTTATAAACGGGTCTAGTCTAGCTCTTTGAGAGGCTACTGCTGTGCCTAATGGCTGACGATTTAATCCGTAAAAGAAGTTTGTACCCTCACCTTGCTCCAAGTCATTTAATTGTGCCAGTGCATTCTCTTGTGCTCTTTGAAACTCTCCCAATGTCTTTTGAAGTTTCGCATTAAACGCTCTTGGATCTTTTGCTATTAACGCTGTAACCCCACCTTCTAAAACATCCGCGTCTATAAAGGCGTTAGCTAAGAATGTTACATCTCTATCAGATATTGAGTTGGCAGATTGATCCTCTCCTAGTGTTAATGGTATCAACTTTTGGAATACAGCTTTTAAATCATCAATAGCCAGATCTTTGTTTGTATATTTAGTATCAACGGTTATTCCCGCAAGAGCTGCAGCCCTTGCAAATAGAGCTTGACCTGCAGGAACGGCACCCGTTATTTGTTTTTGAGCGTTTCTTGCCATCACTCGTTGAACTAAATCAACAGCATTCGTTGACTCGATAACAGCCGTTACATTCTTGGTGTAGCGTTCTCTATAGTCCTTAACATCAGACGCTTTCACTGTAGCGTCTTTTAAAGCATCAGCATCAAGTTTTAAGGCTGCAGCTCTCTTTGTTAACAGCTTTTCTACAAAGCTAGACGTTAAAGCTCCCTCTGGCAGTCCTTTAGTGGCTAAATCATACTCACTTATAGCTATTTGCTTATATTCACCCGTTTCTGGATCTGTGGTAACAAAGTACTTCATTTCAAATTGTTTATTTAATAAGGTTCTAGCTTGAGCACGAGCTTCACCTCGCATTTTACTGATCTCTCCTAATCCGTACTGAAGAGCCGAAAGATCAACATTTCTTTTAAAATCTTTTCTCTTCATATCGTCGGCTATAAACATATCAGCACCATCACTCAAAGCTTTTGATATATTAACAATGGCATTAGGACTTTCTCCTGCCGCCATTGCAAAACCTATCTTCGCTAAAGCTAGTCCTTTATCAAGTCCTTCATATTCTGGGGCGTTGTCGGTAAACTCTTTTATTAACTGTTTCAATCCTGCTTGTTGTGCTCCTGCACCACCCTTCTTTATTAAATCATCAATAGTTTTTTTAACGTCAGAAGTATTTCCCGTTTGTAAAGCTTTTTGAGATTCTGCTTGGAGCTTAGTGACACCGAGGGTCTGACCTCTACCTGATTCAAGCTGACCACCGCTTAACTCTTGTTGAAGGGCAAAGGTATCTGTTTCTCCTACTTGATTCGGTAAAGGCATACCACCGGCAATAGCCATTTGTTTTTCTGCCTCTCTCACATCCATTATCTCACCCTCTCTATCTGCCTTTTGCATTGCAAGTTTAGCAGCAGCGGTATCTTTTCTAAGCTTTTCTTCTTCAGCGTCTCTCCTAAATCGACCCTCCCCCATAGTTACTTTTGTACCCTCTGGTGCTTGTGACTGATCCGTAATAATTTTTCCTGTTGAATCAACTGTTACAAACTCTTCACCTACAGCAGCAGCTTTACCAGGGTCAAGTCTTATGGTAGAGACTTGATCTAAGTCTCTAGGAAGATTCATTAAATTTTCATTTATGCCTAATAACTCGCTTTTGTTTGGCAGTGTCGAGTTCGCTATCTGTGCTTGCATGTCTATACCTTGCACACTTGATCTTGGAACTTTCCCCTCTAACACATTCATAATAGATTGATTAGTAAGTTGATTTGGGTTTAAAAATTTTAATCCCCCTTCAAGCACATCGGACACAGCACCTGCTGCTATATCGGGAACAGATCGTATGAACCTTGAGCCGGCTCCAAACCTAGTTTCAACCCCCGGTGCCTCTGAACTTTTAAGAGCTTCGGAAAGTTGAGAGCCACTAAGTTCAGAGGGATCACTTACTTTTATATCTTTCGATTGTGCCACTCTTGGAATAAGACCTATTCGAGACAACGCATCAATAAAAAGATTAGGAGTGGCAGGAAAATATACTGATTTCCCGTCTTGAAACTTCGCCACTTCTTGTATCAACGGCTCAGATGATGCCATGATACCACCCATATTACGGAGCTTGTTCCGTGCATCACGCCTAAACATTTTTCTATTTGTTACGCTCATTACACTAAACTTCTAAAAAAATCACCGTCACCGGCTTTACTTAATCCATAAATACCCGTAGCGAGTCCACCTATCTGAGATATGAGACTTGGATCAGGAGCCGAGGTCTGCGTAATTGTTGTGCCAGAAGACGGTACTCCTCTAAATATATCGGATAGAAATCCTACTTCTTTAAATGGTTGACTCTGACCCGCTAGGAAAGACTGTAGTCCACCCGATAAAATGGCTTGGTCTTGCTGTTGCTGTAGTCCACCCAAACCTAACAGCATGTTTATGTCTTTACCCATCAAGCCTTGTGCAGCTTCACCAAGAGACGCTTGCTGTATGCCTAATCCACCGATACCCGCACCAAGCTTACCCATGCCTTGACCTAGCTGTCCAAATAATTGCCCCGCACCAAGTTTTCTCTTTTGTTGATCCTCAAATGCTTTTTGTGCTTGTGCTTGTGCTTGTCTGAATCCCGCACTTCTAAGTTGTGCCCCTAGTCGAGCAGCTTGCTCTCCTGCTGTTCTACCTAATTCTGTTTGAGCAATCATCTCTCTTGAACCACCAAAGGCTCCTCGTCCCGCAGCTTGACCCGATAATCGATTAGCTTGTATCTGGCGTTGACGCTCTATGTCATCTTGTAATCTAGCCACAACCTCTTCTTGGTACGGATCCATGAACGCCTTGTAAGATTGTGGATCATACGCACCCGTAGCTCCACCTATCTGTCCCGCACCCATTCGTGTAAGATCGGCTCCCTCGCCTAATGTCGTTACACCACTAGCAAGAGTCTTGGCTCCTTCTTCTAGCATAGGTTGATATGCACCTATACCTTGTGTGCCTATTTCTATAGCTTTTAGCTGTGCGGGTGTTAAGGCAGCAACAAAATCTTCGTACTTTGGTATTTCTTGACCCGCACCCGCTACGGACTGTGCCGTGGCAAGTAAATCTTTTAGGTATTTCTCTTGATATTCGGGAAGGACGGTATCCGTTTGTTGAGTGCCAGTTTCTGCCATTAAGCGACTCCCTTTTCAAGATTATTCATCAACGAATACATCCTTGCTGCACCTTTTTCTCTGTCACCACCACCCGCATTGCGTACAGCTTTTTCCGTCATGACAAATTCACCGTCAGAGAGCCGTGCCTCTTGTACTTTTTGTCCGTTCTGAAAGATACCTGCTTTTACGTCGTCACTACGACCAGTACCAGGACCTTCTATGTACCCACCCGCAGCAGCAGACATAATGCCTACGCCTTGTTCATCTGCTTCTTTCTCTTCAAGAGTCATGTAGCGTTTATTCGTAATCGGACTATAGTAAGGCTTAACAACCACTCCACCCTCATAATCGGGTAATCGCTCTCCCTTTTCAAACATTGGTCGAGGTGGTTCTTTCTTTTCTGCCAGACCCGCAAGCGACGCTGCTGTAAGAATCCCACCAGGACTCATCAAGCTGAACCCTCCTCCTTGAGCAGCCCCCGTAGCTGCTGCGTCTGCCATCTTTTTTGCTGTGGTTGCTTTTGCTGTTGCTCCACCTACACCCAGTGTTCCCGCAGCACTTTTAGCAAAGTTTCCAACACCAGGTATCGAGCCTATACCAAAGGCAAGAGCACCGTCTTTTAGTGCGTCTTCTAAATCTCCACCACTTGCTAATCGTCCTAGTCCTGCACCAACGGCAGCGGCCATAGCGGTGCCTCCAGTTAAAAGTCCCGCTATTCCTCCTAAAACTGATCCTAACATAATCTGCCCTAACTTATGCTTACTGTTACCGATCCTAACCCACTTGTAGCAGAATTACCAGTACAATGTGGGATATTCACTTTGCTAATTTTTAATACTCCGTCCACCTCAAACAAGGCTCCTACCTCTAATGTGGTATCGTCACCAGACGGAAGGTTTGTAAATGTCATCTTCGTTGCCCGTGATTCACCAGGGTTTCTTTGCTGATCCACAAAGATAGAGAAAGACCGCACTACGTCAGAAAAGTAATTTTGGTCGTAATCCTCCGGTGGATATGGAAATAACGGTGCAGGTACATTTCTAGTAGACATCAGCGTCTCCCATCTTGTCGAACATCAAGGCGTGGTGTGCCTAGTCTCCACATAACGCCCGTTACGTCACTTTCAATACGAAAAGCAAAAGATCGCCCTCGTGCCCGTAAATGCACTTGCTCAGTAAACTGCTCTACGGGTGTAGATACAGACTGTGTTACCGTGTTACTGTTTGTTTCGTTAAAGGTTACACCAGGAAAGTTTCTGGTTTTTACCACCATATTCACCCGTGGTGTCTCATTTGTGCTGTCTCTGAAGGTTACATCGGGGATCATTCGTCGTATGAACGAGAACTTTTCTCCATCTCCTATGTCTATCTGGCTAGATTCGATGTTCGCGGATATAGCAGAAGGAGGGTTGGTGCTACCATCATCTTGCCCAAACTCATGGTAATATAGCTTGTTATCGGTGTGTGCAGCGATTGGGTACTGGTTAATACCACGATCCACCCATGCGGTTCGTGCAAGGTTGCCAAAATACCACACTTTTTCTTGGTAGTTGTAAATCACATAGCGGTCGTTTGTGGTGCTATTTTTGGACGGGTAGAACCACCATACTTCACCATACGAGGAGTTGTGTCCTGCTGTTACCTTACCAATCTGATCTCTGTTAAAATCACCAAACACATAGTCTAATACGGTACATGGCAGACGTTGCACGGTACCACCATATACATAGAACTCTTTTGACCCCATCCAGAATACAAAGTCGTTAACAGCAACAGCTGCATTTGGACTGGCAATCGTGATATTTCGTGATATTTCGTTCAAACCAAACGTGAACGGTGGGCCTAAAAACTGCATCCCGTGGAGCGACACGTCTGTATACACCAATATCTGTTGCTTGGTCTGTATAGCCACAACTATCTCAGAACCCGTAGATATACGCAGTTCGCCTGCTGTGTTTGTTGCCAGACTTTGCCACGCTGTAAGGCTCTCTTGTGACCCAAAGCGTATAAGTAGTGGATCTTGTGTACCAATAGAGGCTTCGCCATCACACCCAAAAGCAATGACATGTCTATCCTGGTCGGACACCATAATTTGTTTAGCTATCGTAGGAGCGAGTGTGGATCCAGACAAAGTGTTTAGTTCCACGGCTCGTGAAGAGGTGCCCGACGTTCTATCCCAGTAGTAAATACCACCGTTTTTTACGTCTT